AAGGACCTTACGCGAAGCGGGCTTCCTAGACGAGTTGCCCGCCTCGCCCATAAAAAGTGCGGACGACATACGCACCGATGTGCCAAACGTGGTCGGGCAGGTGAACGCTATAATCACCCTCATCAATGCATGGCCCACGATCCGCCAAGCGCTCGCCCTCCAGCCGCAGGCAGAAGCTCAGCGCTGCGGTGGCGCGCTTAAGTGGGACGGGAAGACTCGCATGTCTCACCCGCCAAAGTATTTGCACGCCTGCACTAAATGCGGCGCTGTCTACTATGAAAACGACACTGAGTCCCGAGTTTGCACGGCAACCGCCGCCACCCCCGCCCAGCCTGCCGGTGACGTGCGGGAGCGGGTGCATAAAGCAATTACTGATCGTGTCAGCGTGGAGATCAGGGACACGGATGCGGTTTGCAGAACCTGTCGCGGACGTGGCGGGCATTTGGATGCCGAGCATTTGAAAGGCCAACGAGACGCTGTCCAGGATCAACTAGCGCAGCGCACAGAGCATGTTGAACGCGTTGAAGAGTCCCTTGCCGAAGCGCTTTGCGAGAATGTCTCGCTCAACGAACAACTCTCCCAACTAAAGGCAGAGAGAGACCGTATGGCGGAGGCTTTGGGGCGGCTGACCAAGTTCTTCATCGATGCCGAACGGCAGGCTGGATACCTCGTCATGAACGAAGAAGAGACCGGCATAGGTGACATTAAAACAGCGTTTGAAGCGGTCGTGTTCAACGATGACGGGCAGGACTTCCAGATGTGGATTGAATACGCCCGGAAGGCCCGCTCTGCCCTCAATACAGGAGAGAAGACGGATGGGTGAACGAATGACGAGCATAAGCATTCAAGGGTCTAGCGGCTACTCTGATTGGGGGCGAAAGTCCCCGGAAGAGATGATCAAGGCGTATCGAGAACTTGCACGCCAACAGAAGGCCGAAGCCGAAGCTGTCTTGAATGCCAGTGATGAAGATTTTCGCATCGAAACGCACACCGGCGTCCATGCCTGGCGAAACGTAGAGATTCTTCAGGAGGGCAATTCCAATGAATGACCTCACCAAACAGTTGCAATCTGCTGAGGCGGGATCGCTGCTGCTGGATGCCTTGCTGTGCAAGCGCTTTCGGCCTGATCTGTTCAACCGCCATTGGTCAGATGCCAGAGCAATGCAGCCAAAGGGCTCATCTGACGATGAAGTTATGCAGGCGCTTCTGGTTCGCCGCGGGTTTCCTCGTGTCACCACCTTTGTAGACGCCGCCCTCGCGCTGGTGAAAGAGGTTTTGCCGGGGTGGACGTGGGACTGCCGTGAGCAGGACGACAAAAGCCATTACGTGACGCTCCAGCGCGGCTATCGGACTTCCTATGACAAGGTGGTCAGCGGGCACCACAAATCCCCCGCCATAGCCCTCTGCCTCGCCCTTCTCTCTGCCGCTGCCGTGGAGGGGAGTGATGACTAACCAACTCGTCTTCTGGATGCCGTGGCTTCTGTCAGCAATCACGATCTACATGACCGTACTGGCTGGCAACAAAGCGCGTCACGCGTGGGCCATCGGGCTCGCCAATCAGGCGCTTTGGCTCGTCTGGATCGTTGCCTCTGAAAGCTGGGGCCTCATCCCAATGAACCTTGCCCTCTGGATCGTCTACGGGCGCAATCATCTGAAATGGAGCGCTGATCATGGTGCACAATGACTGTGACGGCGGAAGCTGCTGGGAATGTGCTGACGAAGCGCGAAAGGAAAACCCAATGACTAACCCCCTACGCGCGGACGAGCTGCGAGAGCGGATTGCGCAAGAGCTGAAGCCGAAAATCCAGGCGGTTGCAAACAGCGCATACGGTGCTGGCGGGATGGCTGATTACGAGTGCGAGGAGGAGGCCTACGATTTTGCCGACCAAGTTCTCGCCCTCCTCACGCCCCCACCCAGCTTGGCGAGTGTCGTCAGCGAAATTGACCGACTTCACGCCGCTTGGGAAGAGAGCAAAGGCGATGCCCGGCAACTCGCAGAGGTAAAGCTTTTTGACAACTGGCCGTCAATCCGCACCGCCCTCACCCGAAACTCTACGGAGGAAGGGTGACACAGAATCCAGGCTAGGGGGCTAGTCTGGCGTCGCAAGCTTGTAGCAGCCTCTATCCCCGGCTATGTTGCAGGCTTGCGGCAACTTAGGGGCTTCCATGCAGTTACGCGCACAACGGATACAGCTTCCCAACATGGGATGGCGCCCGCGCGACTATCAACAATCGTTCTGGGACGCGTGGCAAAAGGAAGACTGCAAGCGCCTTATTGGGGTTTGGCATCGCCGCGCCGGTAAGGATGACGTTTGCTTGCACGGCACTGCGATTAAGCTGCAAGAGCGTGTGGGCACCTACTGGCACTGCCTGCCGGAATACGCGCAAGCCAAAAAAGCAATCTGGAACGCGGTTAACGTTCACACCGGTAAGCGCCGGATAGACGAGGCATTCCCGCCTGAGCTGGTTGCAAGCCGCAATGACACCGAGATGCTGATCAAGTTCAAGAACGGGTCAACATGGCAGGTCATCGGCTCCGATCGATACAACGCGCTGGTTGGTGCAGGTGTGGCTGGCGTCACGTTCTCCGAGTGGGCATTGGCTAACCCTAGCGCCTGGGCCTACATTCGCCCGATGCTGGTTGAAAATGATGGCTGGGCTGCGTTCATTACGACGCCGCGCGGCCAGAACCATGCTTTCTCAATGTATAATCGCGGGCTCAAGTCTGACCTATGGTTTAGCCAGTTGCTCGACGTGTACGAAACCGGCGCGGTTAAAAAGGCAGACCTTGTTGAAGCCCTGGAAGAGTACAAATCCATTTACGGCGAAGACTTCGGCACCGCGGTTTATGAGCAGGAATACGAATGCAGCTTCACCGCGGCGATTATGGGCGCCTTCTACGCGGTCGAGGTTCGACGCCTACGCAACGAAGGCCGCATAACCGAAGAGTGCATTGCGATCGACGGCAAGGAAGTGCACCGGGTTTGGGACATTGGTGTTAACGATGATACGTCAATCTGGTGGTTTCAGGTCCAGGCAGGCCAACCGGTTATTCTCGATTGCTACAGCGCGAGCGGTTACGGCGTAGACCATTACAAAGAGGTTTGCGACGAGCGGGCCGAAAAGTACGGATGGAAACAAGGCAAGGATTGGGTGCCACACGACGCGAAACAGCGCCAATGGGTGCTTGCTGGCGCAAATACCATCATGCAGGCCATGCAAGACGCCGGGATGACGCCGCAGCTGGCGCCCAATGTTTCCAAGCTTGCCGGTATCAGTGCGGCGCGTGAGACGTTGCGGCGTGCTGCCTTCCATCCGCGGTGCGAAGACGTGGGCATTGGGGCGCTTGAAAACTACCGCCGCGATTGGGACGACGATAAGAAAACGTTCAAGAAAACAGAAGTTCACGATTGGGCAAGCCACCTCGCGGACGCATTCCGCTACCTCTCTCTTGTGTGGAAGCCTGAAATCGCGGTAAAAGCGGTTGTCGAACAACAGCAAGCGCGTGACCCTTTGGCTGGGGGCGTTGTTTTGCCGCCGCCGCCTAGCGGTCGCGGATTTGGTCAGAAAAGGTTACCGCGATGAGTGAAGAGCTAGCCGATAAGACGCTCGAAGAGCAAAAGGAAGGGCCTAAAGACGCAAGGCCCTATCATAAGCTTTTAGAGGCGGCAGAGAAACAGGAAGACAAGTGGCACAAGGCTTGCGACAAAGCCGCCACGGCCTACGCTAGCCTGGACCGATTGGTTAAACTGGCGTCTGGCGATTCTGAGTTCCAGATCTTTTGGGCCAACATGGAGGTTATCAAGCCTTCGGTTTATGCTCGCCCCCCTGTGCCGATCGTTACGCCTGCCTTCAAGGAGCGTGACCCGCTAGTCAGAACGGCGTCTGAGGTCATGGAGCGCTTGCTGGTTGCCAACATGCGCAAGACCGATGGTCACAAACAATTGTGCTTGGTGCGGGATGATCTGACGCTCGATGCGCGCGGCGTGCTTTGGGTAGAGCATGAAACAAGCGGCTATAATGGCGAATGCGCTTTGATGGAGCATTTGCTACGGCAAAACTTCCGCCATGACCCGCAAGCCAACTGGCAGCTGGTTAACTGGGTTGCCCGCGCTGGATTCTTTACTGAAGACGAGGCAAAGAAGCGCTGGAAAAAAGTTAAGTGGGAAGATGTCGACTTCAAAACGAAGGACATCGACACGCCGGACGAGTACGACGTTGAAAAGAAAGTTAAGGTCTGGCAGATCTGGGACAAGCGCAGCGAGCTTGTAACATGGGTCGCTGAAGGCTGCGAAGAGGTGCTCGACCAAGGCCCGCCACCGGTCAAGCTTCGCACGTTCTGGCCATGCCCAGAGCCTGCCTACGCCACCAAAGAGCCAAACTCGCTCACGCCTGTGCCTGACTGGCTGTTCTACGCTGACCAAGTGGAAGAGATTAACCGCTATACGCGGCGCATTAACAATCTGGTCGATCAGTTGAAGCTGAAAGGCTTCTATGAGGCTGGCGGCGAAGAGGTTGCAACGGCGCTGTCACGGGCGCTCAAGAGCAATGATGATAAAATCCTTGTGCCGATTACCGGGCTAAGCGCGATCGATGGCAACAAGGACTTGGTGCAATGGTTGCCGCTTGATAAAATCATTCAAGCCGTTTCGTCTATGGTCGAGATCCGGGCGCAGCTGATCCAGGACGTTTACGAGATTACCGGCATTAGCGACATTATGCGCGGCCAGACGCAGGCTAGCGAGACGCTCGGCGCTCAACAGCTTAAGACGCAGTATGGCAATGTTCGGATTCGCTCACGCCAGGAAGAAATGGTGCGTATCGGTCACGAGGCTTTGGAGATTGCCGGAGAGATTGCGGCCGAAAATTTCAAGCAACAGAGCCTCATTGACATGACGCGGGTTAACCTGCCGACGCAGGAAGAGCTTGAAGAGCAAGTGCGCGCCCAGCTGATGCAGATCGAGCAACAGGCTTTGCAACAGGCTGATAAAGCCCGGAAGCAACCCCCTGCGCCGCCGCAACCAGGACAACCCCCGCAAGAGGTGCCGGACCCTATGGAGGTGGTCAAGCAGGCAGAGCAAAAGCTTAAAGAGCAGATGTCTCAAGAGCTGACTTGGGAAAAGGTGGTCGAGTTCCTGCGGACTGAGCGCCTCAACGCCTTTGCAATGGACATTGAGACAGATTCCACGATCCAGGCTGACGAGCAGCAAGAGAAACAAAACCGCACCGAGTTCACGACGGCGGTTACGTCTTTCCTTAGTGCTGCCGGTGAGCTGGTGGCGGGCGCTCCTGAGACTGGCCCGCTGGTTGGTGAGCTATTGCAGTTTGCAACCGCGCCTTACCGTCCGGGCCGTCAGATGGAAAGCACGATCGACGAGCTGGTCGAGAAGCTGAACCAGAAAGCCAAGGCCGCTGCGGAGCAACAAGGCGGGCCATCGCCTGAAGAGATCGAGGCGCAGGCCAACGCTAAGAAACTGGCCGATGAAGGCGAGGCGAAGAAAGCCGAAGCCGCCGCTAAAGCCACGCAAGAGCAGCAAAAGGCCGTTGAGGCTGATTTCAAGCGCCAGGAGCAGGCGAAAGAGAACGAAGCCAAACGCCTTGCCGATGCGCAGGCCAAGAAAATGTTGGCAGATGCAGAGGTAGAGCGCCACAACCAGAAGGCCGCGGCAGACGATAAGCGCGCAGAACGCGAGCATCGCCGCCGGTTGGGTATCATGAAGCGGGAAGAGTTACGCGCAATACGAAAACATGATAGAGAACTTGAATTGATGGAGCGCAGGGCGGCAGATGATGCCGCGAAAGCGCAGGCAACGGAGCAGAACAGCAATGACTGAGCAAGGCAATGGATCGGTTGAACTGGAAAACGAAACAGAGGCGCTCGACGCCTGCGAGGGTAAAGCTGAGGCTGATACCGTCATTAGCACAGAGCCGACTGAAGAGGCGGTCTCTGAGGGTGCTGATGGGGCAGACGCTGTTGCTGTTTCCGATGAACCTGGAGCCGACACGGCGCAAGAGTCATCAGACCCCGTTTACCTCTCCGGCTTATCAGCGCAGGGCATACGCAACCTGCTGATTGACATTAATTACTCTAATCGGGGCCGCGTAGGTTACGAGGCAGACGATCAGAAGTTTATTGAGCGCTTTGCTGGCGATGAAGATGTAATTTCCGCTAAGTCCCGGCCTGCGATCCGGCGTGTTGTGCTGGATAAGGTCGCAGCTGGGCGCAAGAGTGGTCATCCACGGGGGCGCTAATGGCGCGAACTACCTATAAGCAGTGCCGGTTCTGCGGCGACTTCCACGACGTTGCTAATTGGCCAGACAACCACAAGGAGTGGGTGCCGGATAACCGGGCCGACTTAGCGGCGCCGTCTGTGATCAATGGCAGCGTTGACTATCTGCAAAGCCAAGTTGACGGCAAGATTTACACTTGCAAGCGCACCATGCGGCGTGAACAGCAAGCGCAGGGCTTCGTAGAGGTCGGGAATGAAAATCCTGGCGCGCACCGGAAGACTTTAGACAAGAAAGCGCATAGAGCTAAAGTTGCAGAGACGGTCAAACGGGCCGCTTCGCAACATTCGCTGCGCAAACCGACGCTGACGAAAAAGCAGGCGCGCAAGGCACGACGGAAAGAAAGGGCTTCAGTATGATAACAAACGCAGAGTTGCAGGCAAAGTTGCCGAACGGCTGGCAGGTGAGAGACGGGCGAGCGCTCGTTAAAGGGGTTACGGTTAAGCACGCAACAAAAGGCGAGCAAAATGTTTCTCTGGTGGTCACTCCGCGAGACAGCGAGCGTAAAAATCTAGCCGCTTTCATATCGAAGGTAGGCGAAGTGGAAAGGGCTTCCTTATGATTGATCGCTACCGATTTAAGCACGGCGAAAGGGTGGGGCTCAAGGTTATGACGTTTAATCAAAACCCCCTTGAATCCTTAGACGCTAAGCCAGTAGCGCGCGCAAAATGGGGGCTGGTTATTATAGACCATTTTCCCAAAAACATGGTTGAAATAGAGTTCAAGGACGGCACCAAGCAAATGGTGCAGCCTAAACAGCTTATAATTCCTTTGGAGGCTTCAGGATGAGCGACGAAGTAGCAGTAGCAGAAAACCCAAACGCAGCGTCAGACGCAGGCGTTACCGATAGCGCGCCGCCAAGTGCGGCAGAAGCGGTTAAGATTGCGATCGAAAAGCAGCAATCGAAGACTGAGCAGGCTGCAAGCAAGCTGAAGGGCGAGGAAACAACCGCGCCGAATAGCTCTAAAGGACCATCAACGCCGGAGGCTGGGGAAGCCGATGATGCTACTGCCAAACGTTCTGAAGCTGCAAAAAAAGGCGCTGAGACAAAGCGCAAGAATGCTGAAGCGGCGAAAGAGGCCGAAGCCGTTGAGAGTGCCAAGGCATCTGAGGACCGAGTAAAAGAGGCAGAGGCGCGGGCTGAGAAAGCAGAAAAGGCTGCCGATAAAGCCGCCGCTAAGGCAGAATCTCAACAGCCCGAGGAAGCCCACCG